AGCAGCACCAAAGGACGTAATTTGGTTAACATTCGTGTATTCATCTATGTTTACCTGCTTAGTAAACTCAGTACCAATTTTTCGGCCTGAGATATCCTTACCGCCCGTTAATTCCAGCTGACCGAACATATTAAACCCAGCTGGGTGGTTATTCTCTAATATCTGTTTCTTCCAACGGTTAATCGGAATTTGGGACTTAATAACGTATGAGAAGTTCTGATAGAAGTAAGAGTCCTGAATCTTCTGTACAATCTCAGAAGGCTTACCAACGTCATCAATAAACCTACCAGAGGTCTTAGTGATAGCATCAATGTTCAGAATACCCTTAGCAATCTGTACATTATCGATAATACCAGATGCTCTAGAAATTACACCCTGAACCTTACCACCCTTGACGAAAGTACCAGATGGGTTAACAACCTTAAGAATCTTAGGTCCAATCTGCCAACCATCGTTAATTGATACAGTACCGAAGGCATTTGCCAATTCATATGTCTCACCTTGGAATACTTCTTCAGATTCTAAGAATCTAGAAGTTTCTACGACTGCTTCTGCTTTACCACCGAATACCTCGGTTAATAGCACCTGTCTACCATTACCTTGTGTCAAGAAGGTAATATAGTTACCTGATTCAGAGTCAGCAGGTGTTAAAGCAAATCTTAACTGGTCAGATTCCAAACCAGCAACGTTACCAGCAATAGCATAGTATATGGTGTTAGATGACAATGAAGTCAAACCAACACTACTTGGTTTTGGTAATTCACCAACATCACTACCAATATCCTCTGCACGGAACTGAATAGCAGCACCAGTGGTTATACCATGAGGGAAGTTAAACTGTAAGTAATTAAGGTCTAAGTTGACAACATATGTAAATTCTGACTTAAGTAAGACAGTTGGTTGAGAACTATATCCTGCGCCTGGATCTTTAACAACAATCTCAGACAATCTGTTGTTTTTGACAATAGCTTCTGCATCAGCACCTGTTCCACCACCACCAGAGATGACTACAACTGGTGCAGAGGTATATCCAGCACCTGGGTCAGTTATTTTGATCTCAGAGAGGATTGAGGTGTTAAAGAGTTGTAAGTTGACTGGGAATGCAATCTCAGGACGTAAAGTATAGTCATGAGAGTAACCATAACCAAATTCATTGTTTTTAAGAGTTTTGATCTTACCAATCTCTGTACCAGTTAAGAATACAGAAGCACCAGTACCTTCATCAGGTATAACGACTTCTAATTCACCACCAGAACCAGATAGGGTAGATCCTAGGATTCCTGTAATACCATCAACATCAATTATTCCATATGTGTATCCTTTGCCTGGATCAGTTAATTGGACTTTAGTTATAGTACCAGAATTGGTTTCTACATCAAGTTCGACTGTAATGACACAAAGACCGCCCTCTCCATCACCAATAATACCAACTTGATTATATACTCCAACAGCATACTCAGTACCACCATTCTTGATCTTAATCTTCTCAATTTTACGATCTGAAGCAATATCAGAAATAATTGGTAGCTTCCTATAGAATCCACCTGGAGAGATTAACTTAATAGTGTTAATAGGACCAATTGCCTTCGTAGACGTTGTAGAATAGTAGGAATTGGGGTTATCTTGATCATCTTCACCAATTTCAGCATTATTAAATTCTGGTTCGATTTCTAGTGGGAATCTGAATTCAGTCTCACTTACAACCTCAGCAATCTTAAATGTTCCGTCATATGGTGTCTTAATAACGTCAATGAAGGAGTTGGTGCCTACTGGGGAGTTAGAGGATAATGTTCGGCTTGGATCAAAATAGTACGTGATATTTGTAACTTCACCACCGATTGTAAAGTTGACTATAGGAGTCTCGGTGTTAGAAGACAAACCAGGAGTTCCAGATCTCTCAATAACGTTAAATGAGTACTCCAGTTTAAACTGGTTATCTTGAGAGAAGGATAGGTAGTATCCAAAGTTAGAAGCATCACTCATGTCAAAGACATAAGAATGATTCCTTACCAACATCAATGTTGGGTGCTTGGATGATATCTTAACGTTAAATATTGCATTATTATAGAATACTGGTTCACTATCAGCAGCAGCTCTCATCCTATAGAGGAAGTCTCTAGAAGAGAATACTTCTTCTACGAAGAATGAACCATTAAACTGTGTAGTAGTAAATCCTTCTACAAAGAGGATATCTCCAGCAAGGAACCTATGAGGAGATAGTGCTTGACAGTAGATAAGATCAGTACGAGTATTAGCACTTCTAATAATGTCCTTATCTAGATTTACAACATATTCTACTTTCTTAACAGTACTTACACCATTAATTTGACCAATCTTAGGATCACCATCCTTAGGACCAGTAGTTACAGATCCACCAAGTGAGATAACGTCACCAACGATAAAGTCAGATCCACTATAGACTTCTAGGATCTTAACTCTATAATCTTCAGCATCGTATGGACGGAATCTAGCATAAGCATGTATAGGATCGTATAGATCCTCCCATTGCCAAACTACAGTACCATCAGTAGCAGTACCACTAGTATGAGTAGGAGCAACAGATCCTGTTACACCAGCAGTTGTACACTTATACTTTTGTCTACCAAAGTAAACTAAATCGTTAAGAGCATAAGATTTAGTTGCTTGCCATAACACTTCAGCAGGAGTTGGCCATGGATGATCTAATAGTGAAACTTCTATAGGACCAGCAGCACTGATGTATTGCCATATAACCGAACCGTCAGTTACATTACCAATCTCATGAGTAGGAGCAGTAGCACCAGAAGTAGCAGTATTGGTTGCTTTATAGATCTTACCAGCACTCCAAACCTGATCATCTGTGGTATATGCTGTAGCAGTTAACCATTCGGCCTGTGCCCGTTCTGGCTGGAAAATTACGTCTTTAATTATATTTTCTTCACCTGTATCGTTCTTAAAGAGATCGGTATCATTAAAGTTACCAAACATCTTACCAATCTTATACTTGTTACCCAATCCTGGGTTATCTAAAGTACCAGTTGGAGTCTCAACGATAGTACCAAATGCTTGTACAACACCACTCGAATTATACTGCTGTAGTATAGTTCCCTTAGTAAATAAGATATCTTGATTAAATTGGAATTCTAATACGTTATCAATCTTCTGGAATCCAGCATCTCTAACATAGTACTTCGGTATGACAATAGCATCTACCTTTAGTTTTACACCTAATGGTGAAGGTACTGTAGAGGTCTTAGAAGCAAATTGATGAGTTGCATTAGTAAATGTATAAGTTCCTGGTGTCAGAGTTGATATAGTATCTGACATGTCAAGGATCTGTAAACCAGAGGAACCTTCTGCCCAAACTGTAATTACAGGATTAGTGAGACTATTAATATTGATTCCAGTAGTCTCTGTAAATGTTAATGCCTTAGTATGAGTTGTTGATGGGAATGCACTATAAGCACCTCTCTTATCATGTGCTCTATCAAATTTGATTAGATTAAGTTGAGAATTCTCAGAGGTAATAGCAAATTGAGTTGTTGGTAGTGTAAATGAAGCACCAGTAAAGACTGAATTAGGTTCGATAACTAAATCATCGATACTACCTAAGAAGCAGTTACCAATAGCAGGTGAAATCTTACTAGCACCAACATAAACATCATTAAGACCAATTTCAGTTGCAACAGTTGCTGTACAAACCTGAACACCATCAAAATAAACAGAATAGGTATAAGAACCAAGAGAAGGTGTCTCTTTAACTACTGCCCAATGGTGGAATGCAGCATCTTGTAAAGTTGTCCAATATGTAGATCCAACAGAAGCAGTAGTTGATCCACCACCACCCTGAGGTGCGATGGTCATTTCGATCTTACCTAAGTTACCACTAGCAGCATTACCATCTACTGTTACTACTACAGCGTTTCCTAAAGCATCATCAATAGTGATCATCTCAACTTTAGGGTTGTTAGAAGCATGAGAAGCTTCCATCAAACTCCATACAGATGTAGTCCAATTAGTTGTTATACCTGCACTAGCATGCTTAATATAAGCTGGACCACCAGAGAACTTAATTGACCCACTACCAAACTTATAGTCTGCAGTGTTATGCAGGACTTTAGTCACATCTGAGAAGGTAGTAGTTACATTTGCTTGCTTACTACTATCTTCTATAAGACCACTAACATCTACTGCAGAGAGAATAGCACCTGTGGCAGTTCCACTACCACCGAAGTTGGTATCTAAGGTTACTGTGGTTCCAGTTGCTGTTAGAACTTTTACACCAGCAGCAAGAGTCACAGATCCAGCACCGCTGGTTATTGAGACAATATCACCAGTAGCAAGACTAGTAGCATTACTTACATTAGTAACAGTTGCAGCACCATTAGCAATATCACCAGCAAAGGAGATAGGTGCAGAATCAAAACGATTGACTACTGTCTGAATTGGTTTCTGCTTATTAGCAGCAATGATAATATCACCAGAATTATCTACAACATGATTTCTTGTCTTAAATCCAATATCATCAGTATCCTTAATATTAGTGCTCTTAAGAAGGGTTCCATCGTACTTAAACGACATAACCACTGCTTGTAGGTCATTATCACTGTACTTAACATCAGTAGCGATAGCAACGTTACCAAATACATCAATACTAATTCCTGCATGATTAACAGACTCATAAGTTCCTGTAGGTTGGATAAGCTTAGAGAAATAGTAAGTAGGAGTTGTTGGGTTTGTAGAAAGTTGATTTAAAGCGATCTTAAGGAATGCACAACCATAGAATTTGGTTCCATTCCACATATCACAGATAAAGAAGAGATCATTGTACTCATCAATCTGGAAACGAGGACGTTTTACGTCACCACCACTTATAGCAAGTCTCTTAACATAGTTGAGTTCGATGTTAGCACCATCGTACTCCATTTCACCAAATATAAGGTCATTATTGTCCTGATCAACACCACACCAGAGCATCTTGTTGTTTCCGATGTAATGGAGTTGCTCCATTCTCTCACCTTCACTATTAGAAGCGAATTTCCTCTTCTCAACAACATCACCAGTGTTATTGATCTGCATAACCCAAATATCATAGGCATCTACAGCATTAGTGTCTGTCCAACCACAAATATAGACTCTTTGCTCGTCATCCATGTAGATGTCACCAGCATAGTCTCTACGTGTTGCACCAGAGACACCAGCGATCTCTTTCTGCCATCTAACAATACCTTCAGGTGCATTAGCGTTATCATATCCAGATTCGTACTTAGCAATCAAAATATCTGGATTATATGATGCAGTACCTTGAGATTCGGTTTCACCGATCATATACAGAAGATTATTCTCTTCAGATGTCTCATCAAGGTAAATAGACTTCCAACGTGCTTGCTTAATGGATGCACTAGGTATAAGGGTTCTATCCCAGACCATTACACCCAAATCGGTGAACTTAGCAAGGAATGCAGAACTATCACCATTAGTTTGAGTTAATTCACCACAAACATACATGTAACGGTCAGTTGCCATTACAACATCGAATATTTCTATACTTGCAGCGGCTTCATAGTACTCAGACAACCAATAGTAAGTTTTCTTGTATTGCTGAGGATGTGAAACTCTAATTTGAGGTGGATTGTCTTCATCATACCCATAACCAGAGTTAATGATGTTAACTTCACCAACTTTACCTGTAGTCTCGTCTAAGATGATATTAAAGTTAATATCTTGTCCCTGAGAGGTAATAATCTCATAAGTTGGTGGAATTTGTGTATTGTAACCAATACCAATCTGAGTAACGGTAATATCTTCGATACCTGTTACAACAGACATATAGAAACGCTTATTCGTATTATCAGTGATAACTTTCGAATTAACGATGATTTCATCCTGTGCAACTAACTCATGCTCAGTTGCAGTCGTAATTTTACCATATGGAATATCATTAATAACTTCTTTCTGATATCCGTTAATAGTACGTCCCTGAACAGACTCAATAATAGCAGAAGCACCAAAACCGTCGGTTCCTGTATTATCGAAGTATAAAGTGTCATTTACCTGATAAGAAGAACCAGCATTCTCTACAACGAATCCATCAATCCTAGCATTCTCAAATTTAGTCGTTGTATCAACTTCGATGTCAACTCTTGACTCAGTAGAGACACTTGGGAAGTAATCATAGATTTCTAGAGCAGCTTCTTCAGTTATAGCTTGCAAATCAGCAATTTCAGAAGGTGAAATGATAGCATCACCATCTATATCCTCAATTTCGAAGATAAGAAGGTCTCCTTCCTTCTCAGTTACAAATGAATCAGATTCTTGGTTAGGTTGACGATCAATATCGATATCAACGTTAGTATATGGATCTCTGAAACGTGCAACGTCTGCAGGAATGTTTTCCTGTACAGCACTAAGTGAAAGGTTCCATGTGTCAACAACAGAGTTATACTCAGGACCAATAACATAAGGGAATACTGGAACACCAGCATCTGACTCGTCAATCGTTACAAAGTATGCATATGTACCAGCAGGATAATCTGGAGTCTTACAAAAACGACCATTGTAAGGGTCTAGATCTCCTTGTTGGAAGGTGTACTTATAATCGTTGATAAAATTACCAGCAGGATATGAGGTAAGAGCTGGGCCGTCAGTTCTAGCTGGAGTGGGGTTGGTGTCAATATCATATACTACTTCTGTCTTAAGTGTGTAAGAAGAACGCATTCTTCTGATACCACTGTTCTGATCTGTTGGATCAATGTAACCATAAGGACCATAAATTGGGTTACCATCAAATGCCCATCCAATGATAGGAGAGTGTTCGATATTTGATGGAACTTCTTGGAAATTCTGTGTAGCAGGGTTTAGGAATACATTATCACCAACTACATAACGTAGTTCCTTAGGATCTGAGACATGAGCGTATTCGCCACCGTATTGGTTATTAAATCCCGTAAATACATATCCACGAGCAACGTCATACTTAGATGCTAAGTCATACTCAACATTCTTTCTCCATTGGTACACATCAGCAGCAAATGTTGCTAACTGACCAATTGCTTCCATTCTAACGGATGTCATACCTTGTGTATAACCAACACCCTTGTTAGTAATGGATATAGAAATTACTTTACCTTTATCTTCACCAATTGTTCCGATAATAGCAGTTGCTTGAGCACCAAATCCATCACCATTGATATAAACCTTAGGTGCTGATGTATAAGCATCACCAGAGTTAATAATAGCGATAGATACGATTCTACCATTAATAACGATAGGTTGTGCTAATGCACCTTCACCAGAGTTCAGTTTAATGGTCGGTTTTGAGGTATATCCTGATCCAGCGTTAGATAGGGTCACTGCACTGATTGGACCTCTTACAGAGGCAACAGCGAGTGCACCAGCACCGTTTCCACCAGTGATTGATATAGTAGGTTGAGCAGTATATCCAGTTCCTGGGTTTTCTACAAGAATTCTTGTTACTCTACCGTTAGTAACAACGGCTTGAGCAGTAGCACCAGTACCACCACCTCCAACAATCGAAATTAGGGGTTGTTCTGTATATCCAGTACCTTCTGTAGTAACTTCGACTGAATCGAGTGATCCATTAACAGTTACAGTCGCTGCAGCACCTGTACCGCCACCACCAGTGATTTCTAGTGCTGGTTTTGATCCAGCATCATAATCTTCACCACCACTACTGATATTGATACCAGTTAGAGGACCAAAAGTAACAAACTCGGAAGATTTGTAAGACCAGGCAGAAACACCGTTAACCCATGATCCAATTGGACTATTTGGAGCAACTTCTGTTCTTGTGGAGATTGTAGAGACTGTTCTAGGGAAACGAAGCAGTTTACGCTGGTTTCCTGGAATCATAGCAGACCCAGTGAAAGGACCAACCTTATAGTTGGGCAATCCAGAGGCAGCAACGTAAACGTAATCGTTATTAAAGAAAGAGTTCTGTACGTTAGAGGTGAATAGTGAAATTACCTCATCAATAGTTGATACTGAAGACTTACCACGGTTCAGGTCAACAGAAAGTAGTATATTACCCTGTGGGACAATTGTCATTGGGGTAGGTATACTATAAGAGAAGGAATAGTCGTCTAGACGAGCAGTAACCTCAAATGTACCGTTATAAACAGCAGGGTTTGCACCATAAATGGTAACTTTGTCTTCTACAAGCAAACCATGGGCATTACCTGTGATAACAGTTGCAGTTTGGTTGTTAAGACCACCAGGAGTGATGCTACTAACGTTAATTAACTTCTTAACGTTGTATAACCATGACTGTAGACGCTCATCATCAGCAGTAGAACCTAAAGCAGCAACATTTAACTTATCTCCAGGCAAATAGTAGGAACCACTGTCTTCTAAGACGGTTGTACCCGCTTCTGCGATACCTAGGACACGTAATTTGACTTCCTCATCAGTTCCTTTGTTAGCATAGACAAAAATGTCCGAATAGATGATTGTACCAGGATCCCAATCTTCTACAACGGCATTTTTGGACCTAGTACACTCAATAAACTGGTTTAGTGACTTTTCTTTGTACTGAACGATCTCCTGATCGTTAATAATGATGGTTCCGTTCTTTTCGGGCCATCCAATAGTCGAGTCAACGGTAATTATATTCTCTGTAGTCGTTAATGGTTCTACAAGGTCTGTTTTATAAGGAATCTTAAAGTCACCTGTCAGAGTTTCTTCAGATATTGCTAATTCGTATATAACATCAATTCCTTCGATGATGGAAATGACATTTTCGATCAAAACTGATGCATCTTTAATATTCTGGTCAACTTTGTCTGCTACCTGCACCAATTGTGCGTTTGTGAGGTTAGCAGGATCACCAGAAATCAGTTGAGCACGTAAAATTGTGTCAACAACCCAAGAAGCATCAGATGGTTTGATTAATTCGTCTCTAGGGTAGAAGATATCAACTTCTTCACCAAATAGAATCTTAAATAAGTACTGTGCAGCAGTCTTCGTACCTTTAGCAAGGTAGAAATCCTTAATTGTCTTAATAACCTGAATCGGATTGACTTGAGTGTAGTCAATATTGATTGTAGGCATGTATTGACGACGGAACTTGTCAAATACCTTACTGATAATTTGAGAATCAAGGTTATAAACAACTGCACCAGCTGAATGATTACTTTGAGCAAGTTGTGACTCTTTTGCAAAGATCTGATTGTTGTATTTGTCAAAAGTGACAACATCCGATACTCCTCTAGAGCACCCATTAAGGGAAGAAGGTTCGTATTCCTTACCAGAAGACAAAATAGTGAATCCAGTGACTTCACCAAATCCAACATCACAAGATGCCTGTGCTGCTAATGGTTCTGCAACGTAAATCTTAGGTGGTTCAGTTTCTGAGTAACCAGTACCAAAACTTATGATGTTAATATCAGTAATTTCACCATTAAAGATAGTTGCTGCTGCTTGAGCACCAGTACCACCGATTGATTCACCCAATGAACCCTTACGATCATCTACAATATAGACAGAAGGTGCATCAGTATAACCTTTACCACCAGTTAGAAGATTGATATTAGTAACACTACCATTTGCAACCGTAACGTCTAGAACTTGAGCACCAATTGGTTGTACAACTCTTACTCTAGGTGGTGTTAAGTATCCACGACCTCTATTTGTGATATTAACAGCTACAACTTCACCATCTGGAGATACTGTACAATCAGCAACAGCATCAATACCACCTGTAGGTGCAGCATCGATGTAAATTGTTGGTGGATTGCTGTATCCTATACCACCATCAGTGATTGTAATAGATGCACCATTTAAACGACCCTCACCATCGATGGTGGGATCTGTAAGAATAGCACCACTTGGGTTTACAAAGGTAATAGCAGGTATGAAATCATATCCAGAACCTGAATTAGTAATCTTAATAGACGAAACTGTTCCAGTTACATCATCTACCTCAATAGTAGCAATAGCACCAGATCCATTAACCAAATCAGATGGTTGTGTGATCTTAACTTTCGGTGGGTTATATGAAGTATAACCTTGACCTCCATTAATTAGTTTTATATCTTTTATTCCAGCGACTAATGTCCTTGCTGCTGCACCAGTACCTTTTGAGGTGCTAGATGCGATAGCAACCTTAGGAGCAAAGTTCAGTTTATAACCTTTACCACCATCCTTAACGTTAATTGCCTCAATTTCACCATTTACACCAACACTAGTAACTGCATGTGCACCAGTACCAAAGGAAGCAGACACATATTCGATAGAACGGATATGGAAATTGTCCTGATTGGTGATATTGACAAAAAACTTAATTTTACTATTGTTATCAGTTAACACATAGTCAATATATGGTTTCTGAAGGAGACCATTACGGTTGACAATCAAACCAATTTCTGAAATTGGGGAATATGGAAGACTCTCATAGCTTAATGCCATGGAATCATCACCAGCAGTATCAAATACGTTAGGATAAGTTAATTCCTTAACGATAGCATCTGCAAAACCGATATAATATACAATCTGACATGATCCAACTGAGTCAGTACCAATCCTTGCTCTAGGTGGATTAGTAAATGTGATATCACTACCACTAATTGAGTAATCAACACCAGGAATCATGCTGACATTAAAAACTGTAACTGCAAGGTGTTCAGCAGAAACAGGTGATACAGGGGTGCCTAGGAAATTAAGAGGGAATGTAGTTCTAACTCCATCAAATTCCTGAATTGGATTTTCTAGTTCTTGTCTTTTCTTATTAAATTCTTCTAATGATAGTCCTGGAGTGAGGATAGCATCAGGACCACGGACTGTGTTCTCGTAATATATTACTTCATTATCGATCATCACAGATCCATCACGATCCATGAATCCATCGATGGATTCTACTTCGATTAATGTATTTGTTGTGTCAACTTCTTTAATTAAAACTGTAGTTGATGCTAAGACCTTCTGGTCATACTCATCTAAGTCCAAATAATTGAGAAGATTATTTAGAATATTGTATGGACGACCTGTCTTCTCTTGAGACTTGTAGTACTCAAATAAGAAATTGACAAATTGCTCATCCTCTTCTCTGATAAAGGCAGGAAGTTGATTCTCAACCCTATCAGAAATATTTACTGTTTTTGCAAACATTTATCTTAGAAACACGTCGTGACTTCGGGATACGTAAATGCATCCACTGGGTATTCGATAATATTTATTGGGGTCCCACCATAGCTCCAACCGCTAAAGTTATTAGGGTCGAAGTTGCTGACAGTTGTTGGATTAGTAACAAAGTCAATAGGATAAACTTCTGGGTTAAAGATCGTAGGATCAACTCCAGGAGGAATAATAATAGAATCAGTAGTAGGATGAACCACTACAGGAATTCTTGTCGTACCATCACCAGTATCTGCCACATTCAGAGGACCTACACAAACAATACCTTGACCGTAGTCAATAGTACCAATACTTGCATTCAGTACAACCTCTTTCTCATTACGAGTAGCAACTAACAATAAGTTACCTTTACCATCATCTCTGATATTTACAGGGACTAGAACCTCAGTTGTCCTTGTACCAGAGGAATAGATTACTTCGTCTGCTGGTGTTGCAGTTTCATATGCAGTCTCACCAGAAGCCACTAAGTCAGCAAGATTCTCCGTATATCCAGTAGCATAGAACTTACCAGACTTCATGGAAGAGAATTTAGGTGGACAGGTAGAATCTCCTGCGGAATTACCACCAGTATCACTTGGGTTAGTAATAGGATTACCAAAATCAAGACATTGGGTAAAGATGTTACCGAAAGTGAATTGATCAAGGTTTTGGCCCATAGTAAACTGTGTGGTACTACCACTAATGGCATCATCAGAAGCATCAACCATGGAATTAAACTTAGATGCTTCTATACGATCACCAAATCTACCGTCTCTATTTTGTGTGTTAAATTTGTCAATTGATTTTAAGATTTCCGTTCCCAACTCATTCGCTGATCTAGAAGTCTCGTTACCATTAAAGAATGGATAGACTTTAGGTACAACATAGAAGATACGTGGGTCAACGATGACTGGCTCAATTGATGCCATCGAATACTTCAGTAGTTGGTTCTTAATACGAGTCTTAGTCGTAGTGTTTAGGTTTACACCTGACTTAGAACGAACTGCTATGTAAACTTTACCGTAAATAGGGGGATTTAATTTCTCACCACCGTAAGCAGTTACAGCAGCTGCTTGGGGGTATAGGTCTGAGACGATATAAGCATAATCATCTTCCGTTACTGCCCTATTCTGGGTCGAGAATGACCTAGGAGCACGGAATTTGACAGATAATGCACTTTCTCTCTCAGCACCATCCTCCGAACTGTCTATAGTCCCTAGGGACATGCTAGAAGGGGATATAGGACGGTCTGAAGAGTCAGTTGCTTGACCAATGAAGGAGAATTTAGTACATCCATTAGCAGCATCACCAGATGTTACAACATACTTGAGTATGATGAACTCATTATCGATTAATTTACGTCCAAGAACACCATCTCCGAAGATTACCTTGTATCTAAGGTCTTCAGTTTCCTCTAAAAAGTAGTTTCTGGAGGTAGATGTCAAATCTACGACGTTTGTAGACAAAGAATACTCATCAACTTCGACTGATTGCTCTGTTGGCTTAACAGAAACGGTCAAAATCTCAGTATCTACGTTTTCTGCAGGTATAACGAAGTCCTGTTTCTGAGTATCATCAACAGTATAGTGATATGAAAGCAAGTTTCCCTGATAAACGATCATTTTAGAGAAAGTTGCAAGACCAGTATTCTGATCAACTGATGTTTGAGTGTCTTTTAACAAGCAAAATGGATATGTGTCCGTATTATTTCTAGAAATGAAGACATCACCCTTCTTAATTGTTACAGTATCAGGGTAAGTTTGTCCTCCAGGCAGTGTTGCACACTGTATTACCATTTGTACACACCCTCTTGCCGCTTTTATCGACTTGGGTGTATAATTTAATTGCTTTGCAATCCGAACAATGTTATCCCTTACGGTTGCAGACTCCAAAAATGCCTCATTCATCGCCATGTTAGCGTTAAATGAAGTATAGTAAGTATTATATGCTAAAGTATCGATCAAATATGACGCAGAAGATCCCTCAAAATCATAATCTGAAAACTCAGCACGTGTACGTAAGTAAGATTTGATCGATTCCTTGATCTCAAAGAAATCTAGCGAGGTTAATTCTGATGGAATCGCAGGCATTTTAGGTTCGTTCTAATAGGAACTCGATATTCTGGACTTGTGCTTGACCTACTATTTTATACTGAACAGCAACGTCAATGTCATTAGTAATTGATGAGCTCTCTGGAGCACTCACCACTACTGAAACAGTCTCAACACGAGGTTCCAGTCGTTCTATAGTATTCTTAATTTCATCCCGAAGATCCTCTTGTAGGAACACATCAAACGGTTCGAATAACATTTGAGTAACCCTAGATCCAATTTCATTTTGGAAAGGTCTCTCACCGAAATTTGTAAGCACTAGGTTTCGGACGGACTGTTTTATGGCATTGTCATTAGTAACAGTGCTAAAATCCTTGGTGTTTGGGTTCGCTTTAAATGAAACAGCGAAGTCCTTAAACGTTCTAGAGAAAAATTTCTCTGACCTAAACCTATAAGCAGGCATTATTCGTGGTTATTACTCACTTTATCTTTTATTTATCACACTTTGTAGAAAGTATAGTTTAAGAACAGTTCTTCACCCTTCTTAATTGCTTTAATAGTTCTCATATGATATATCTTTCCCCAATCTTCTTCTTCATAAACCTTGATACAATTAGGTTCTTCACTGTGATTCACAAAACCACCCAAAGGTGTCCTCATAATCTCTTCATCTACTACAACATGTGATATACCAAGATACACATCATCTGGTATATCTTGTGTAGCAAACAAGCCCTGTCCTGCGACAGAGCTATCTTTCACATGTAAACAATATGGCAGTGCCTTGTACATTATCTACCCTGCCCTCTGTACTTCTTTTTAGCACCATTTCTAGAAGTAGCAGCATACTTTGTGTTCTTACTAGTACCTTGCCGAGTCATCTTCGGTGTGGATACTACGTAATTACCAGTTCCCCATGCGCCTGATGGTGATTTTGCCATAATAATCTCTAACTTTTAAGATGATAACACATTTGGACTTCCATATGCAACTACAGATGAACAAGGATAACTAAATCCTGGGAATCCGATGCCCAATGGATCCAAAATTCTACCTATTGGTAGCTTGGTACAGTATGTAGCGAAGGTAGTGGCCCATAAGAACCTCATATGACCTATACCCATGTCCTCAATTGTCAATGCCGAGCAGGGAATTGGTGTTGGAATAGGGCACATTGCCTTTCCACAAGGACATATGTATATGATTATGTTAGTACACGGTGATGGATGGTTAATAAACATATCACCGAAGGTCAAAGTCGGTAGAAAGTTTGTTAATACCGTTGCTTTGAGTGGACTTAATGTCCCAGTGAGTATCATTGGGAAAGGTGGCCACCAGCAAGTGAACTCTTTTATCCTAATTGTGTAAGGAATTGGTGGAGTTCCACATGCCTGTACACTATGTACAGTAGATGGGATGCATATACCATGCCCTGAACACGGCAAGCCCGTGTAAGGTGCGACTGGTAGTAACATTCCATAAGCCATTATTCAGCATGCTCCAAGTTAGTTTCAGGTATTTTAAAGTTAGGATCGTATTCGTCTCGATCTGGATCAGAAGGATCCCATGATACCTTCGCAATCCGCTCTTTTCCTTGATAAGGTTGAGGAGGATTGACAATAGATGTCATTTGACCGAAGACTAGATCACATTCAGTGAAGTAGGGGTTACCTACATTACGTACTGTATCACCAAATACTATGGTTGCACCAGTATTGTAATTTTTAACGTCCATAGTACCATTAGTAGGTCCTAGAATAATCTCAAATTCAGTACAAAGTCTAGGGTTGACTGCTATTGCAGCATCAGAAACAAACTCCAATGCTAAGTTTGTACACAGAGGAGGGTTAGCTATGTAATTAACGTCCCAGTACCCTCCTGTAGCGGTTCTATCGGTGCCTGGAGGAGGATCGGATGGATTGTACCCACAATATGCATTTAATGGTCCATTGGTGTTAGAAACAGTTCTGAGGTAGGTGTCCCAACATTCATTAGGTGGCATGCCATTTACAAGACTTGTATTAACTGTAATGTTAGTATAAGTCTGAGTATACGACTGACCATCGGAACTGTCAACCCAAGTATATGATGTATTGGCAGTATAACCACTTAGATTATCACCCAACCATGTCTGGAACTGCTCGAATTCACTAAATCCTTGTCTATTATAGTCATAAGTGTTCTCATCACTACCCACAGGAACGAAAATGATGTCACTTGCATTGTTTGAGTCCCTATAACAACGTCCTTCGATGCTACCACGTTTGCATGGCCAACATTTTTTGTCACTAGAACCGCCTGGAGGGGTCTTTCTGGTCTCTGTAAGTTTAGGTTCGGGCAATCCCTTAAGGAAAGTCATGAATTCTTGCCCCTGAGAACCAGTTGTATGCCCTTCACAGACCATTGATACTCTAAAACTAGCATTATCCGACTTAGAAGCACAGTACTTGTGTACCATATACCCAAATGCTCGGTTATCACCATCCTCATTGGTCTTAATATACGGGCAAGGTATGTCGTAGAACCTAGTTGCAGAGTAAAATTTAGGTTGTCCTATCTTAACACAAGGACTTCCACCATTAAATCCATACAAACCACCCAATGCATCTGCTTTTCCGTCTGCATCCCTACTAGAAGCTAGTAATGTGGGATACTGATTGTCCATAAACTCAGAAAATTCATCACTACCCTTAACCATTCCTTGCACATCTTCTACTTTAAAGAGTGCATCCTCAATAGTTCTAGGGAATTCTATGTTAATACACCCTGCAGGGAGGTTATTACATAGAGCAGTTTCCTCTTCTTTGTCTACATCGTTCATTCTCAAGTACCCAACAGGGTATTGAGCAGTGAATCCATTCATTAAAGTGTTAAATCCACCGATAACACCGATGTCCATAACGTCCATTTCCTCATCATTAGCAGATGTACTCTTCTTAAGTTCCTGCTTAAGACCTTTTGGATGCCTAATTGCTGTCTTATAGTCTTCTACTTGCGGTTGTGTGTTAGGACCTCTGATCTTATAGGTCTCTGTTTCCACGTCAACGATGTAAACTTGAGGTTTATTGTCGGGATCGAAGTCATATCCTGACCCTCTGTCGGTAATTAGTATCTCTTCTATGGTACCATTGTCATCGAATTTAGTGATTTGTAGCTTTGCTTTCCTAAATTCTGTCTTTCCTTTACCCTCACCAGTCTGACGACGTAGTTTTTTGTTCTCTATACTTAATGATTGGTCAGTACCTGCGATCTGAACATCACTATTCTCCGAATAAGGCATCAATCTTTCTCTTTCTTGATACGTTTCTTCGTTTTTTTCGTTTGCTATAGCGGATTGCTTCTCCTTAATGTCCTTCATCATGAAATTATTCTTATCACCACGTGGGTTATACACAGGATCTTCAGGTTGTTCTAGTGTTTGACCACTCCAACCACCCATACCATGTAGTGTTTTACGTGATAAATCGTTAGCACCTAGTTCAGTTAGCACTGCAGGCTGCTCAATATCGATCTTAGGCTTCATATATCCGAAGCCACCATTGATAATATCGATAGATGCGACCTGTCCTTTGTTGTTTATGTTCGCAACTATCTCTGCTTTGTCCAAAGTACGGGTAGCAATCAGTTGTTCTGGGTCAATTTCTACTTGATAGTACTGAATTTTCTTCGGAAATTCGTATACACCAGCAAAGCCCGCCTTATCTGCTATACCAAAGCCCGCAAGAACTACGATAGCACCATTATCTGTAGAGGTAAATGCCTGATTATAACTAAAAGCACTACCTTCACCACTCAATTCCATGTATCCTACCTTGAGTTCATCACCAAAATATCGTAATTGAGTGATATCCCACCCATTAATCTGTTCACCAATGTAAAAAGAACCTGATGTAGTAGTATATCTGAAGAGAATCCGACGGGATTCTGTATCAAAAACGTTATAAGACTCATTAATATTCTCTGATGCCATATCAGACAGTACTAATTTGGTCTTCATGGTCTCCCATGAGTCCTCTCGGATCTCATAGTACCTACTGTAGTACTCTATATTGGGATCACATATGTCATTACCGTTATTATTTGTATTATTAGGACAACAAGCAGAATCACTTAACGCAAAATTGATACCAAAAATTGGTCCGTTCCATGGATATGAGGTATCATACAGATAATAGATGAACTGAGAGTCATAAGATGTCTCAAAAGAGAGGTATCTAGGCAGTGCTGCCTTAACTGCACCATTAAGCCCGTAGAACCATTCGAATAATGCGTCAGTGGTATTGACACCATTGACGTTTGCAGGGTTACCCCAACCTTGTACCGCAGGTACACCGTTCTGTTCTCGTAAATATTTCTCTAAAGTCCACTCACTGTTCCACTGAAACCAGTCACTACGGTTAACGTTACACTCTCCAGTAGGACCAATGGCAGCAATATCTCTCATGAGTTTCTTTGCTGCTGTAGATCTGTCTAATGCAAAGACATACCCTACTATCCCAACGTAAGTATAACTCTGATCTCGTGGATCTTTACAGTCTGGGACTCCAGCAACTCCCGTCTGTAGGTTCACTTCCTCTTGTGGAGATATCGTGTAGAAAGAATCCCGACGTGTAGTATTAGTATTCCACAGGTATTCGTATAAAGGAACGGGTGTCTCTCCAGATACTGCATATGCTTGTGCATTTGCCAATGATGTCCATATGTGCCCTATAGTGCTTACTCGTTCATAATCCCCTGGATAACCAATGGATAGCGTTGCATTACAATCATTACCATGACCATCCTTAAAGCATAGAGTCTGATCACCATTCATTACATCAAATCCAGCAGCATTACCATTAGTAATGGTACAGTTGTATGTCTGACCTGCTGTTACAGTCGCTGTCTGACTTGGTAATGATCCAGTTTGTACACCTGATGTCTGTGTGAAGGATATTCCAAGAGAACTAATCGCATAAGTTCCAAGTGCAACACCAGCAGTACTAGGATTATCATTCCAACTAAATCTAAATTCTATAGTTTCAGTACCAGTACCACCAACAACTAAGTTACCAGATCCATCAAAGGTTGGAGTAACGGTAGTAGGTGAAGTACTCAACATCGTATCATTGATGTCGTTATTGTAGTAAGCCACCAATGGTGTAGTCTTTCCTACTATATCTGTTTTAGATAACCAAAAGACAGCACGTCCATCACGAGGTTCTCTGTTATATCCTCTACCTACCTTCTCTCTTCCACTGTTAGATTCACCTGGGAAGTCATAAGAGTAATCAAAGTACTTTGTATCGGTATACTTATGGTCTGTATATTTGCCTCTGTACCACCTGTATACTGCCCTCCTATACCCATCACAGGTTGCTCCTACACAAGTTTGTTCTTCATCACCAATATAATAGACAATATCCTTTCCCATGACCATGGTACCAGGACCAAAATCATTAAATGTTATATTATAATTTGTACCAGGACCTGAGTGATAATCGTGACCACGATAATCTCCGCTACTAGGACGGTCATACGTGTTTGTATACGTCTGCTGAGTAACGGCATTTGGATATCCACGACCTGTCTCAAGTATGTAAGAAGGCATTACTTCTCTAATTCTTTAATACGACCCTCCAACATATTTAGTCTAGTATACAGATCGTCAAAGATTTGCGTGAGATTAAGATAGTCCTCATACTCAGGTGGTTTGTACTTAATCATATCTGCACCAGGTTTAGGTATATGCCCAAACGCTTCTTCTATGCTCTTCTGACGCTCTGCTAGGTTTTCTATTGCCTTGCTGATCATCTCCATGTGTTCAGCATAGACCTCCTCAAATGATTTTTCACTCATAATAAACAACTTAAATTCATTGAGTCCTCAGGATAGTTCTCTGACATGTATTCCATTGCTTCATTAGTGTAGATATCCCATGCTAAGGAATATCTATTCTCTTCGCAATAGGGTACAAAATGTTCTACCCATGAAGGGAACCATGTCATAGTACCACATTTTGCCTCAGGTTTAAAGTTCCCACAGTATGTACTATAGTGTGGGATTAAATATTCTGTTCTTACATCACTGTCGTGGAGTAGGATGTTACCAGATAAGAATGTATTCTCATGCATCGAATGAGAATGGATAGGTAGTTTCTCTCCACTCTTTGTACAATGCATCCAACCTCTGATCCATAATTGGTCGGAAAAGGTTATTTTTAATTCGTTACCAAACTCATACATGGACTCCTTTATACGCTCTTTTAACTGAAGTGCTAAAGGGTGATCAGTTAAGAAAATGTTATAGGTCGTCCAATGACCAACTTTTATATTTTGTAAGCCCGTAAGAATGGTATTACATATCGCAGTGTCTACCGTATCACTATACATTGGACAATCCCAAGTAGGAGCGAATGGTGTTTTAGGTTGCCAACTTGACCATCTATACAACTTCTCGTTGTTGGATGGTTGGCGACCTGGGCATGTCTCTATGACATTTTCCCCTTGCATATCGAATCTTGCTGCTGTTGCAGCACACTGAATACAGATCAAGTCCACGGTGGTTTTTTCGGGGGTATTTTTTTAGAGGTCTTCCTTAACAGCATCATCATCTGACTTCTTAATAATCAGACTACCGTCATTCTCTTCCACATATTCTACCACATCCCCAACCATCCAACCTAGATCTTCTAATAAAAAATCAGGGAATGTAATAAAGAGCTCCCCATGTTCATCAGAATCGATCTGAAGTGTATAGCGATTTGACATAGGTATTACTTCTCAATAACACTTTATATAGTGTTTACTTTTTTCTCAGAACTAGTTCTGTGTTAGTGATATACCACGAACAATTGTCGTCATGTAGATCGACAATATCAGATTCGCACTGGTAAGGGTGGTGTAACATCCATCCTTCTCCTAGGTATATACCGATATGGTTGCACAAACGCTTACCATCGACCCTGTAACCCCCCGCCAATGGGTCGATAAACAGATGCATGATCATTACATCACCGAACTCCATTATATTCATATCGAAGGTCTCATCGTTTCTACCAGTGTAGACGACATTGCTCCCTCCTTGACGTTGTGATTCTGCTTCGATGTACTCAGGTTTAATTAGATATTTCTTCTCTGATGAATAATCAAACAACTCCATCCCGAACTGTTCCTTATAGAACTTCATGATGATGTCATAACAACCTCCGATTGCCTTCTTCTCTTTCCACCACGGAATGCCTATGTATTCCTTCCATACCTCGTAAACTTCGTCGTAACGTTTTCTTGCCATGATGTAGTAGTATTTTCAGGAGTGCATACGATGTTATCACAATATATGAGAGTTCATGTCTTATCATTCTCAGACTTGTGCTTCTTCGTGCGGCGTTTAATAAGTTTAGCATACCTCACATCCTCTTTGGTATAATAACTTGGATGTTCTTTTGCAACTTTGATAATTTTCTTAGCAGCTTTCCTATCTGCTTTTCTTTTTTGTTCGTCCAACCTCTGTGACCTTTTTTTATATTGTAAAATTTTTTAAATACAGTCTTAATATAACAACCGCTCTGGGATACGTTTATAGCTTAGCGTTAGGTACTTTTTTAATAACGCCCTATGTAATAAGCACCAATGATGATTAACCAACTGTCGATATCAATTACTGTCCCTAATCGTCAGGGACATAGTAACACAAACCCTCTGCAACAAAGTAATCACATAGCTGTTGATATTTGCCATGTAAAGTATCATCGAGACCACAGTCAATTAGTCCCTGAGCTAACTCAATCTGTTCATCTGCTGGTAGAGAACCAACGTCATACATTTCCATTAAAAATGATAACGAACGGGGGATAGATTGTGTGCTCATTTGTTACTATACTCCTGTGCATCTTTCAGACATTGTTGATAAGAACCGAATGGACCGTTCTTATTACATTGTGGGTAATCATACGCCCAAAAGTGTTTAGAACCCTTTGCCCACAGTTTAACACTAACTGGGGGTGAAGTTTCGAGAGTTAAAGTTTTAGTCATGAGAGGCAATTAGAGCAAGAGAAATGTAAAGAATTGACCTGTATATTATCTCTACTATCTTACACTGTATCCAAACTAATTGTCATCACTATGTGAATTAAACTGTCTGGTGGGTTTGTGATACTTTTCCACATAGTCTGTGGAAAAAGTGTCATTGTACCTGGGACGATTGCGACTCGATTGTTGTCTCTTTTCCCGAATAGATTTCGGTCTATTTGACTTGTACGTGTCGTTGCGTTTGTATGTCCTACCCATGGGTAATTGGATTACGTGGTTGTAACTTTGTAACTGTACCTATTATATGTAGTATTCGGTGAAAAGTCAACCCCTATCTAACAGTTTGTGATGTGTCCCCTAAGTGTTGACAACTCCTACATAATAGAGTACACTCTAAGACAACAACAGTCAGCAAGATTAACTCATCTATCTAACACTTAACCATATTAAATTAAACATTTAAAATAATACCGTAATACTACACAATGCTGTGGAAAAGTGTTAATAACCTGTGGAAAACTCATTGTTAATTAGTGTACAGACTTGCATCTGTTGTTAGATATCTTATATGCTCATCTGCAAGAAATAGGATATCATCGTAAATTGCGGAATGGTCATAATTGTTTGCAACTTGTTTAGATAATTCAGCAATTGCGTTATCATCTAAGTCAGGATATTCATGTGCTAAAGTGTTATTAATTGATGCAGTGATTGTGTACTCAATTGGTGTAATAACAAGTGACATAATGTTGTGGAAAAGTGTAAAGAACTGTTTAATCATTTAATATACTTAATTTACGTGATTTAGGGGGATTGTATACACTTTGCGTTGATACAGGTTGTTGATACTTAGTAGGGGATGATTGGGGTTTAGTTGTTGTTGGTCTGGAGTACATGATTGTGTTGATTTAATGATATTTAGTAAAGGACAATAAAAAAGAACTAGATGTTAGTCTAGTTCTTTAATTAGTGCTAGATAAGTATCATTCCATCGATGAAAGATTCTGTTTGATTGTTGTAACTAACGAACCAATCAAAGTTCTTTTGGAATACTCTAGCACCATACATTACCTCTTGTAAAATAGCATTTAGTCTGCTCTTTGTGGTCACTGTTTCATATCCACATGAATCAAGTTTGATTGCTTGAGTGTTATGATCGTATGATGCAATTTGGTGACCATGTAATAAGACTTGAGAGCAATTTGTGTTTTCATTGTATCTAACAGTGGTGTTAGAATTGCTCCAATTGTTCTTACTAACTAAAGCACGATTCATTTGCTGTTCGATCTTACGCATTTGGAATGTGTTTTGTTTGGTACTCTTTAATTATAGTCGATGCGAGGGCACAATGGGAACTGGGTGTGACAGTTTGTGGATTGGTTCGTTGACGCATGCGTGGTTCTATGGTATTAATGTATAAGTTGGTTGATGAAATTACAACCAACAAAGTTAAACAAATGTCCTTGTACATATGGTTTAATAATATCTAATTTGATCTTGTAATTCTATCTGCACTGCATTAAACAAACGATCTAATGTATCAGCGAATTTGTTATATCTACTTGCTACTAATATTTGACCTGATACAACTGAAACTGTGGCAATTCCCCAAAATAGGTAATAGAAACGTGATTTAACTTGGGCACGTAGTTTCTCTTTATCTTTCCCCATTTATGATCTCCAAAGTAATAGGTTCTTGTATATATTGTAGCACATATTCTTTACATCGGCACACTGTATCTGCATGATAAATCTTTTCATACACATA